ATGCTGCTCCGCTACGATACCGGGCTCCGCCCTGGCTTCGTGCGTGGCAATGGTCGCACGATCGGTTCCGCCACGTCAGGCGCTTCGGAGCGGGCCAACAGCGACACGCAGGCGCTTTTCGAGCATCTGTGGAACGTCGACACGACCCTTGTCGTCCTCGGCGGGCGCGGTGGCTCTGCGGCGGCTGATTGGGCGGCTAACAAACAGATCACCCTCCCGGACTACCGCGGCCGCACAATGGTCGGCCTCGATACGATGGGCAACATCGCGGCGAACGTTCTGGCAGAAGCCACCGATCTTTCTTGGAGCGGTGGTGAGGCCAAGCACCTCCTGACGACAAGCGAACTTCCGTCGCACAACCACACCGGCAACACAAACACCGATGGCGCCCACACCCACCAGATCAGCCTTGAGTATGCATCTGGCGCGCGCGCATGGAGCAGCACGTCCAGCCCCGGCACGAGCAACGAGAACGGCGCATCCGTCTATAACGTCCCAAGCAGCGGAACCCACTCCCACGCCTTCACGACAGCGAACACAGGCGGCGGTCTGGCTCACGGGAACGTGCAACCGTCCAAGGGCGTCGTACTCTACATAAGGCTTTGATAATGTACAACATTAAACTGTCGCCAGTATCGAACCGCGCCGACTGGATCGAAAGCTTCGAACTCATCAACGACGATACCGGGGAGATTATCACTGATCTCGATGATGTGGTGATGAAGATCGAGGTCCGTGACGAAACCCATTGCCGGCGCCTCACCGGCTCGACGGATGACGGAACGATTACCGAAATCGCCAGTGGCGTCATGCAATGGCACTTCACACCCCAGCAGATGGGCTCCCTCTGCTTTGGAACCTATGAAGTCGGGCTTATCATTACCCGCGACGATATCACGGAACAAGAGCTGATCGGCACACTGCCGGTCGTTGAAGGGGTTGTCAGATCATGACCATCAGCATGCGCGTTCTGCCGCGCTTCCCGGCACGCATCACCGCTACCGATGGCCTTACCGTCGTCCGGGACGGAACCGATGTCGTCGTCAAGCAGGACTTCGGTTCTCTTATCCGCATCCCGTCCGTCGATGACGCCGACAAGGTGTTCTTTATTGCGTGGAACGAGGATGAAGATCTCTATTCCATTATGTCGTTCACCGACACCTTCGCCGCGGTCATCGACACCACAGGCCTTATGTCGGAGGCCGTATACGACCCACAGAATATTCACGCCGACGCCTTTGATCGCGCCAACCACACCGGCACGCAGGCACAGTCGACAGTCGTCAACCTCGTCTCCGACCTGGCACTGAAGGCCCCACTGGCAAGCCCAGCACTGACCGGCAACCCAACCGCGCCGACACAGGCGGCCCTGAACAACTCGACGCGGCTTGCGACGACGGCTTACGTGGACGCGGCTGATGCTGCAGCCAGACTCGCAGCCGATTGCAAACTTTCACTGTCTGGCGGCAACCTGTTGCTCTCCCGCTTCAACGGCAATCGCTTGACGATCAACGGCACGGCTCAAACCATACCCCAGGCTGGCGTCACGTTGGCGGCGACTGGCCTAACGCCTTCGACCCTCTATTACATCTACGCCTATATGAACTCGGGCACGATGACGCTGGAGGCTTCGACGACCGTCTATGCGACAGACAGTACGACAGGCGTCCAGATCAAGAACGGCGATGCAACAAGAACCCTTGTTGGCATGGCGCGCCCGATCGCGGGTCCGGCATGGTCCGACACGATAAAGCAGAGGTTCGTCCGGTCTTGGTATAACGAAAGCGGGGTGAATCTGTTCAGCAACTTCACAGCGAACAGACAGACGACCAGCACCACCTTCGCCGAACTGAACACGGAAATCCGCTGTGAATTCCTTGTTTGGTCAGGTGAGGTTGCGGACGCCTGTTCTACTGGGAACGCTATCAACGGCGCAGCAGGGGATGGGACCAAATCCGCCTTGGCGTTTGGTACATCTACGCCAGCGTCTGCTGTTGAAGTCAACGGCGCCATATCGTTGATGGGGAGCGCTGACATCGTGCCATTTTCTGCTAGAGCGATGAAAACCGGGCTCACCGAAGGATACAACTACGTAACACTTTTCGGCGCGATACAGACCGGCCCGTCAACCAGCACATGGTATGGCGACAATGACGGGCGCAGAACATGCATTTCAGTATATGTTAGGAGATAGTGATAATGGAAGTTCAGCTAAACTGCGGCATACAGGCGTTCGGCATGAGCATCACGCTCGGGGCGGCAGCGCTCAATGTGCCTAATTACTGGGTAAACCGGTATGCTCAGTTCGTCGGTGGCGCTGTGGAAAATCGGGCCGTGAGCGGTTCCGGCTTGCCGACCATGGTCTATCAGGCGAATGCCTATGCGCAGTATGGCGGACGCACCAAGATTGGCATCGTGGACGGGCCCCTCAATGACGTTCGCCAAGCTGGCGCTGCGATGCTGCCGAGCGTCAAGCCTGCCTATGATGCGCTGATTTCCTCCTTGTTCAGCGGCTATTTTCGCGGCTCCGCGTGGCCTGCCCCGATTGTTAGAACGGGAACGTGGACCAACCTGGGGGCGAGCTATGGCGGACGGTCCTGCTTTTTCCAGCCGTATGCCCCGATGCAGACGGTTGCCCCCGGCGCATCCATAACCTTCCCTTTCACAGGTCCGATCGTATGCGTCCATGGCTTTGCATCCGAAATTGACGATTGGATGGACATGGATATCGAGATCGATGGGGTGCCGTGGGGCTCGACGGATTGGTGGCTCAAAGCCCGTCCCGGCGCTGGCAAGCAGGCCGTAGCTCTCGTGATCGATGGCTTGAGCGCGGGAGCGCATACGATCAAGCTTATTGCGCCCGCGTCTATCGGACCCGGACAGCGCTGTGTGATCGATGGCATACAGTGCCCGATTATGGCTGCGCCCGTATTGCTCGGCTCAGTCCCGAACATCGGTAGCTGGACCGCACTCGGTTCCATCGGCACGTGGGCGGATGCTCAAGCCTGTAACGCCATCATCGAACAGGTTTCGGTCGAGTGGCAGGCCCGAGGCTACCCGGTAGGATTCGCAGATCTCACGACATTCATGGACCCGGCGCGCGACTATTCCTCGGACGGCGTTCACCCGACTGATCGCGGTCACCTTAACTGGGCGCTTGGCTACTTGGCTGCAACGCGCATCAAGCCGTAGACCCAAATAAAATCCCACAATCTGGAGCCTTCTATGCTCGTGCACAATTGGCGCGGCATGCGTTCGCTCAATCTCAGGAATCATCATCATGACACGAAACTTGAACGCGGACAGCGAGCAACTGATCAAGCAGTGGGAAGCTTGCATCCTCTTCGCATACGACGATTTCGACCCGCCATCCAACCGGCGCCGTATCAAAGCCGGCGACAAGATCAAGGGTACGCTGACGATCGGATACGGCCACACCGGCCCTGATGTCAGGCCAGGGATGACGATTACACAGGCCCAGGCTGAAGGCTTGTTCGACCGCGATGTTGGCAAAGCCTGCGATATCGTTGAGCGCGCCGTAAAGGTTCCTCTCAACGATAACCAATTCGGGGCCATGACGGCCTTTGTTCACAATATCGGCCCGACGCAGTTCAACAGCTCGACACTGCTCAAGAAGCTAAATGCCGGTGACTATGACGCCGTACCCGCCGAGCTGATGAAGTGGGTGAAGTCGAAGGGCAAGCGCATGCAGGGCCTTGTCAACCGCCGCTCGGCCGAAGCTGGCCTCTGGGCAAAGGGCTCCTACGTTCAGTCTGCCGGCTCCCCTGTGGATAAGGTGCGAGCTCCTCTCATCAACGGCAAGGTCGCGGCGACAGCAAGCGCCGTCGTTTCATCGGGTGCATTGGCCTACGTGCCGCAGACAGGTCCGCTCGCCTATGTTCTTGCCGGCGTCCTGGCAGTGGCGTGCCTCGTCGGTATCGGCCTGTATGTCTGGGATCGGGTGAAGAACTGATGCTTGCCTTCCTCAAGATCATCCCTGACTTCATCAAGCTCCCGGTCGCCGCGCTCCTCGGCGCGGCCATCGCCTTCTATCCGGTCCTATGGATCGGGAGGTCCGAAGGCAAGCAGATGGCTGCGACTGCGGCCCTCGAAACCGCCGTGAAGCGCTTCGCCGAAAAAGGAAAGATCAATGGTCAAGTCTCTTCTCTTGATGCTGCCGCTCTGTGCAACGATTTCGGCCTGCCAGACAGTGACAAAGCCGATTGCATGCGCCGGGTTCGAGAAGCTTCATCCGAACCTTGAGACATCCGTCTTCGTCCTGAAGAACGACCGGCCGTTCGCCAACCAGATTGCCAGCCACAATAGATTCGGCGCCTCTCAAGGCTGCTGGGAGTAATTGCCATGGGCCTCATGCTCGGATTGTCTCTCTCAATCACGAACCAGTTGGGCGGGGGTGGTGGCGGAACGCCTATTGCGCCATTCAATTCGACGACCTCTCTGTTCGCCGACGATTGCGCGATGGGGCCTTGGTATGCGCTATCGACCTACCCGCCGATCATCAAGGCGAGCGACGGCAAGGTATGGGCAGGTTATCAGGGCTTCGACTGGGCGAGCGGCGCGGGCCTTGAAAACAAGGTCAAGGTATATTCCGCCGGCGCATGGGGAACCGAGAACGTTGCGCTCCTCTGCGACAGTTCGACGGACAACCACGGCGGCCCCGCGATGCTGGAGACGACCGGCGGCTACATCCACATGTTCGGCGGCACGCATAATGGCCCGATGCGGCATGCCGTCACGACGACGCCCGGAGATGCCACTACCTTCGCGCGCCAAGCCGATATCGGAACGGTCTACACGTATCCGCATCCGACTATGGCAGCGGACGGGAACATTCACCTCTTTATGCGGAAGACAATCGCAGCGGAAACCCGCATGCCGCTCGTCGTTGTTGCAAGCACGGCGATGGCGTCGGGTGTGCCTACATGGGGCGCTGAAAAAGAGCTGATCAATTTCGAGACGGACACCCGATATTATCAGGGCAATTTCGTCGAGGTCGGCGCCAACGAAGTCCACATGGTCGCCACCAAGGCCAACTATGCCGACACCGAGCGCCGCAACGTCTACTATGTGATCTACGACAAGACGAACGGCACGCTCTACAATCACGATAAATCGGTGTCCGTTGTCGCGGCTTCCCAGCCGGTCAACCTCGCGACCATGAACGCCAGCTTCCGAGTCGTCGATCAGGAAGGCGCCGGCACGTTCGGGCAGATCCCATGCCTCGCTATTGACGGCGCCGGCAACCGGCACATCGCCTATCTCGACGGTTCGGGAGCCACGCGGTCGGTCAAGGTTCTATCGATCGTCGGCGATGTGATCGGTTCGCCCGTCACGATCGACACGGTGGCCAACAACCAGGCATCCGTTTGCCTCCGCAAGATGGACGACGGCACCAAGCTTGAATTGGCGTGGGCCAAAGAGAACGGCAACACCTATCTTGGCGGCGGGGGCGATATCTGGCGCGCCGAACGGTCTGCGGCCGGTTCGTGGAGTTCGCCGGTCAAGATCGCCGCGGCAACCAAGCTCTACGCCTATTCCAGCATCACGCCGGTCTATGGCGGCTCTGACGATCTGGCGTTTGCCTTTGGCGAGATCATCGGCACATCGACCACCGATGTTGAGAACGGCTATATCCTGCGCTCCTACATGTACGGCTCTGACGGATTCGTGCCGCGGTCCTCGACCTACGACACCGATGCGCAGACCTATTTCAGCGCAATGTCCGTGCAGGAGACGGATTCGAAAAAGGCCATCGTGGATGCCTTCATCAAGGTCATGCGGGCTCTGAACAAGTGGGGCACTTTCGAAGCCATCCACTTCGGCGCTCTCGGCACACAACAGGCCGCGTTGATCGACATGACCGGCCGGCATACCTTCGCCGCCAGCGGAAGCCCGTCCTTCGTCGCCAATGAGGGCTTTGATCCTGACGGCGTTGACGATTACATCGATCTCGGCTTCAACCCGGCAACCACCGGCAGCTTGAGGATCGCACAGACGGCGCTCTCCATCATGGCCTTCGTCATCGATGAAGGGCAGGAGACAAATGCTCTCATGGGCACCCTCGCCGCGGCAAGCCCGACCGTTAGCCTTGTTCCCCGCAATACGAGCGATACAGCGACGACGCGCCTCAACGACGGAACATCGCTAAACGGCACCAATGCGCTCGCCTACGGCTTCTTCCTGGCCCGCAGGACCGGCAGCACCAAGGAACTGTACAAGAACCGCACGCGCCTTTCCACGGCGTCTACGGCCGCCACCGGCACAGTCAATGGCCAAGCAATCCTCTTCGGATCTGGAACGGGACGCTCCAACAAGCGGGCGCCGTTCGCCGCTTGGGCAACGCAGTCCTTCAGCACGCTATCGACGCCGGCCGTCTGCAACGCGGTCGTGCGGCTGCTCTTCGAAAGCGGGATCATCACCGCGGACGTTCCGGACTAAGCAGGCATAGCGGGCCGACCTCCTGCGCGAACAGAAGGCCGGTCCTACCACCTCGATCACACAGCAATCGAGAATGGCTGATTCATTCTGCCATGCTCATCTTCACACATTCTTAATGGCAGGGCATGGGGCGAACCGAAAAGATGGCGGATGAGATGAACACGACCAACGGCAATATCCCGTTCGACCCTATGGCCTCTTGGGCTCGATTATCCGAAAGGGTAGAGAACCAAGGCAAAGATATTATCGATCTGCGTTCGAACATGAACAGCGGGTTC